GATACGTTGGTGAAATAACTGAAAAGTCACGTTTATTTTGTAAGAAAATGATTCAAGCAAATAAGGTTTATAGAAAAGAAGATATTGTTAGAATGAGCAATGAGATTGTAAACCAAACACGTACACGTTTAGATGGTACAGAAGGTGGTTTAGGGCCGCGTGGAGCGACTACATACGATATATGGTTATATAAGGGCGGTGGAGCATGTCACCATAAATGGGTGAGAGAGACGTATTTAAGAAAATCGGATGTTAATTCACCAATTGCACAAAAATACATGAAGGAGTTTAGACCTTCGATAGCTCGCAAACTTGGTGAGATTGTACCCGTGAACGACAAAAAAGTTTACACACGCCCGATTGATATGCCTAACAAGGGATTTTTACCTAAATAATTTTAAGACATGGCAGAAGCACTATTAATATCGAAAAAAGACCTACAAGAATACACTTCTTTAAACGCAAATACAGACGTTGATAAAGTGATTCAATTCGTATTGGTTGCCCAAAACATTTGGATTCAACAATATACTGGCTCTAAGCTATTGGATAAGATTAAAACGGATATTACCAACAACACTTTGTCGGGTAATTACATAACACTTGTAAGGTCGTATTTAAAGCCTATGTTGATCCATTTCACAATGGTTGAATATTTGCCTTTTTGCGCTTACACAATTTCAAATAAAGGGATTTATAAGCACCAATCTGAGAATAGCGAAATAGTATCAAAAGAGGAAGTAGATTACTTAATAGAGAAAGAAAAACGCATAGCCGAAAGTTACTCTCAAAGGTTTTTAGACTATATTTGCAAAAACAATAGTTTATTTCCTGAGTATACAACGAATGAGAATGGTGATGTTTATCCGCAACATAATAACTACTTAACTAATTGGTATTTATGAAGAAAAAAAAAGAATACAAACCAAAGGAAGAAAACATAATTAAACTTAAAATATACTTAAATGATATTAGCAAATCACGGAATAATAAGTAGCAGTGGTGGGGTGCCACCTTCAACATTATTAACAAATCTATATGCTGTATATAAAGCAGAATCCAATGCAAACGATTCACTAAGTGTTTACAACGGAACTGCACAAGGTGGATTGACTTATACTACGGGTAAAAGTGGTAATGCTTTTACATTTAATGGTACAAATTCATTTGTAAAATACCCAGCAGGTTCAATGAATTTTACTAGTGATTTCTCTATATCTGTGTGGGTTAATATTCCTGCAGGTTATATTGGAACAAGCGAAATAGACTTATTGACAAATATAACGATGCCGTTTTGGTATAATAGTCCAAAAGGTTTTTGGTTTCGTACAGTTGGTGGTACTGTATATTTTCGTCTTGAAACAGGTACAAGTTTTGTTGACTTAACATGGATTGATGCTACTGGAAGTATAATTAAAGGAAATTCAGGATGGATAAATATTGTTGCGACAAGGAAAGAATCCACAAGAAGCAATTTATATGTCAATGGTATTTTAAAAGTATCTAATACAAGTACCCTTAATCCTAGTTATAGCTTGACTAATCAAACTCCTGCTACTGGGTCACTATACGTCGTTAATAGTTCTGGGGTTGTTCAAAATAATAGTGTTTTTGCGCCTAACGGAACTAAAATAGACGAATTAAATGTATATACTAAAGAATTAACATCAACAGAAGTAACAGATTTATATAACGCAGGAACAGGTAAGTTCTACCCAACATTTTAAATTATGAAAGTTAGACAATTAACACTAGAACAAAAGAATATCCTTGTAGGTAAAGTATGGGGATATGAGGGACAATTATTCAATCCACAACTAGACGCAGATGGAGTTTGGTTTATCTCAAATGAAGAGGTAAACGGATGTACTTTACAACAAGCGGAATCGATTCCATGTGATGCGTGGCTGTTAACATTGCCCGAAATAGATTACAATCCAATTATACATGAAGCGTAAGTTCTACGAAGGGCAAATAATTAATAATAAAGTCGTAAAAACAGTATGGAGCGACTCAAGTAATTACATGATAAATTTTACAGATGGCAGTTTTGAAGTTATTAAAAAATAGATGGAACGCACCAACGCCAAACTTTTGGAAAAAAGTGCAATCAGTAGGAATAGTAATCGGAGGTTTAGGAGCTGTTTTAATTGCGCCGCCTTTCGGTTTAGCAATTGCGCCTTATATGGTGGCAGTTGGTTCAGTAGCAGGTGTATTATCGCAACTTACAATAGATGAGCAACGTTAGAAGTTACACAACAGACCAACTACTCGATAGAGTAGAAGAGTTGAAATCATTTAAAACTATTCCATTAGGATATTGGATTCTTGGTGTTAGAAGCAATGAGGACGCACCAAATAAGTACGACGATAAATTTTACTTATTCAATGGTGAACAATTTGTGAAAGTTGTTACAGGTACAACTAACCCAGGTACACCAATATTACAAGGTGGCTATTTGAAGTATAACAAAGTAGGTGCAGCAGTTGTTAAGTCCAACGAATGGTATTACGATGTTTGGGCTTATGGTTTACACCAAGGTAAGATGCCTGCATTACGTCAAGTTGGTAACTTTATTGTTTTCCGTGACGGAGATAGGGATGGTAAATCTGAAGAAATCGGAATACCTATAAAAGGAAGTGGTTACGGAATAAACTTCCATAGCATCTCAAATGATTTATCCGTAAAAAAGATTGGCGAAAACATTGGTGGTTATTCTGCAGGTTGTCAAGTGTGCAACAATGTAGAGCAATACAGCATGATCATAAATTTAATTAAAAATCAAAATAGGATAACGTACTGTTTATTAGAAGAATTTTAGTACCTTTATACGTGTGTTTTGGAGCGGTTTAGAAATAAATCGCTTTTTTTTTGCTTAAAAGTTTACTTATTAATAATAAATATTTAAATTTGTAACATAATTAAAAACATAAACACAATGAAAAATGAAATTTACACGCTTGCATCTGAACTAACAGAAAACCAAATAGAAAATATTTTATTTTCTTGGGAAGGAAAAAAGGAAATTGAAAAATTTAATTGTTTAGTTAGATTAGGAGATAGCAAAAGTTTAGCAATTGCGACTATATTAGTTGAAAAATCAAATGATGTAGATAATTATAATAATTAAAAATATGACACCACAAGAAAAAGCGAAAGAATTGTTTAATAAAATGAGTATTCAAACATATTCGTATCAACTATATGCAGGGGCACATTATAATATAGATGAAATTGGGTGGGAAGCAGGTAAAAAATGTGCTTTAATTGCAGTTGATGAAATAATTAACAATATTCCTTGTCGTGAAGAATATGGACCTAATGGATTTAAATTAATTGATAATACAGAATATTGGGAAGAAGTTAAACAAGAAATAGAATTATTATGAGCAAATTTAGAGAAACACCAATAGAAATTTTAATGAAAGATTTATTTGGTAAAGATTTTAGAATTAAAATTAATGGAAATATGTTAAATTCTTATCAAAAAGCAGAAATGTTATTTGAAGCATTTATAAAATCAGCTTTTGTAACGGGAATGGTAAGTCATGTTGATTATTATTACCCGGGGCAAAATGATGATAAAGCAGAATGCGAAAAAAAATATGAAGAAGATAATTATTTTGAAAATTTATTTGGAGAAAAATGATGAAAGCAGCAGTAGAATTTTTAGAACAAATCTGTAAAGATAGAGGTTATCATTTAATGTCTGAATATATTGAACAAGCCAAAGAAATTGAGAAAAAAGAAAAGTTAAAACATCAGTTATTTATTGGTAAAGTATCAGAGATAATTGGAAGCAGAAAAACATTAAAGTTATTAAAAGAAGTAAACAACGAAATAATATGAAAACAGCAGAATTAATTGAAAGCCAAATTACCGAAATCAGAAAGATTTTAGGTTACGGTAACAAATTCGAAAAAATTCCTTATTCAAAGGAGCTAGTAACCGAAACGCAAAAAGTAGTCGGAGAAAACTATTTATTTATTTTAAAAATTATGGGTCATGAAGCACGCTAGAAAATTATTATACGCATTGATTTGCATTATCATTATTGGATTTGTTAATCGCTATTGGAACGCATCCACAGCGATATGGATTGGATTTGGTTTATTAGGTTTTTATTTAATAGGTAGAAGTTATGAAGAAGTTAATTAGAAATATATTCAAGGTAGACACGTTAATTATGCCCTCAGACGTTGAATTCACAAAGATTGATAGTGATAGTGTATACGTATCGTTTGAAGAGCTTAGAGAGCGTTTGTACATCAATGACGGTTTAGTTTACGATGAACCGGGCAACCGTATCTGTACAACAATGGAGTTAGAGCAATTTGACAACTTTAAAGAAATTAACCAATGTACAACGTGTGGTGGATCAGGTGAGTACATGGTTACCGATTATGACCAAGATGCACCATTTCAAAACATTTTAATAAACTGCTATTGTGAAAAGCCCTTCGAGTTATGAATACATTTACGAACGTGTACGTAACATGCTCGAAGCTGGCTGGATTCAGTTAGACATCGCTAAACATTTAAACGTACCCATTGCGACCGTTGGACACGCAATCGCAACATGGGAAGGAAAAAAATATATAACAAGCCTATATTTCGGGCATAAAAATCAACCATATTATGAAGAAGATTATGAATATCAAGCCCCTACTTATGACGAGCTTTCTGATGATGAGCAGTATATCTGGCGCTCAATTGACTTTACAGCAAATCAAGGACAAGGGGATAAAACATCCTGAAATTGTTTACGCACAATACAGACTTGAAACAGGCAACGGAGTGAGTAGAGCATTTACCGAATATAACAACGCGTTTGGATTCATTTATAAGGGTCGTTTAATGCGTTTTAAGAGCGTTGACGCTTGTGTAGAGTATTACAAGACGTGGCAGGATAAAAGATACGTTAAAGGCGATTATTACGTGTTCTTACAAAAAATAGGATACGCAGAAGATGAGGGCTATATTGAAATGTTAAAACAGTTTTGATGGAAACCGTAGAAGAATATCACAACAGACGAATAAACGAAATAAACGAAAGGATTAATTATCTTCAGAGTTACATTAATAACAATACGGCTTTAAAACATAATGAGAATGGAGTTGGTGGTTCTTATTTAAAGCGAAGGAACTCAAGAATATCAGCAAACCATAATCAAAGAGTTAACGAATTTAAATCAGAAATAGAAGGTTTAAAAATGCACATAAACAAATTAAAATGAAAAAGATAATTATAGCAGCATCTTTGCTAATGGCAGGATGTGCTAAAGAAGAAATAAAACAAGAACCTATTAAAGATTGTAATTGTGATAGGATAGTTAGAGTATTGCCAGGATTTGATATAATAGGCCAAAACGGACAGATACACCATTCAGGCGGTGCAATAACCATAAACGATTGTTCAGGTGAACAAAGGAAGTTTGGAAATGGAAACGGAACTTATGAATTTAGTCAGAAAGTAGGGGAATGCTACAATTGGTAACCAACTAAACCGACCTAACAAGTCGGTTTTTTTGTGATGTGTACTTTTTAAAAACAATGTGTACTCACTTAATTAATTATAAAACAATAAGTTAATGCAAAATAGTACGAAGTACACTTTGAAACCCTATACTATATATATTACGGTACTCTATAATATATATATTCATATAAAAAATATATTTA